AAGAAGATGATGTGCCAGTGGCATCAGCACCAGTTGCTAAACCAGCGGCTACAGGGCAAAATGCACAAGACATCTTGGCAATGATTCGTGCTCGTCAAAACAAATAATTGACACTACACATCACGCAAGGGGAGACACCTCTTGCGTTTCTTTCTATACATAGGTGATATATGGGAAAACCATTTGACGTAAGCAAGTTCCGCAAGGAAATTACAAAAAGCATTGACGGCCTAAGCATTGGCTTCAATGATCCTACAGATTGGATCAGTACAGGCAACTATGCCTTGAACTATTTGATCTCTGGCGACTTCAACCGCGGTATTCCGCTGGGCAAAGTCACTGTGTTTGCTGGTGATTCAGGCGCAGGCAAATCATATATTTGTTCAGGCAATATTGTTAAACACGCACAAGAACAAGGTATCTTTGTGGTGTTGATCGACAGTGAGAACGCACTGGATGAAGACTGGCTCAAAGCATTAGGTGTTGACACTGGCCCAGACAAACTTCTTAAACTGAGTATGGCCATGATTGATGATGTGGCAAAAACAATCTCCACATTCATGAGCGACTACAAAGCACTACCAGACGGCGAACGTCCCAAGGTCATGTTTGTGATTGACTCATTGGGTATGCTGTTGACACCCACAGACGTTAATCAATTTGATGCAGGTGAAATGAAAGGTGACCTGGGTCGTAAACCCAAAGCACTCACAGCACTTGTTCGCAATTGTGTCAACATGTTTGGTAGCTACAATGTAGGCCTGGTTTGTACCAATCACACATATGCAAGCCAGGACATGTTTGATCCAGATGACAAGATCTCCGGCGGCCAGGGCTTTATCTACGCATCAAGCATTGTGGTTGCCATGAAGAAGATGAAACTCAAAGAAGATGAGGATGGCAACAAAGTATCCGAAGTCAACGGTATCCGTGCAGGCTGTAAAGTTATGAAAACACGCTATGCCAAACCCTTTGAAGGTGTGCAAGTTAAAATTCCGTACACAACAGGTATGAGCCCTTACTCAGGTCTTACTGACTTGATTGAGAAAAAAGGCCTGCTCAAGAAAGAAGGCAACAGTCTTGTGTTTACCACAAGTGCTGGAGAGATCATCAAGAAGTTCCGTAAAGGGTGGGAACGCAACGATGACTCGTGCCTGGATGTTGTGATGAAAGACTTTGGTAATCAGAAGGCAGAGGTAACTACAGTCGAGGAGGATGCAGAATGAGTGAAGTAGTAGCAAGCGAGATTTGGGGCGAACTCAAACGTTTTGTAAACACAGTGGATCGTGCAGAAGCTGCAGAAACTGTGGTTCAGATCTTGATGGACAATGATTCAGACGTAGAAGATATCCGTACAGCTTTCAAAGGCGATTCAGATATCAAACGTGCATTGACTGCATATCTTGACAACGACAAAGACTATGTTGAAGAAGAAGACGCAGAGGAAGATGAAGATTTTGACGACTTTAATGAGGATGACTGGGAAGATTAATGTCCAAGACATACTTTCCAATTCGTACTGCAACAAGTTGTCAATTAAAATGGAATTGGACTGCTCTGTATCTCAATGGCGGATTTTCTCGAACGTGTCATCGCACCGCTGAAACACCTCTGACTCCGGAAAATTTTAATAATTTTCATAATACTGAAGTTGTGTTAGATGATCGTACAAGAATGTTGCAAGGGTTGTGGCCCGAAACTAGTTGTTTGTATTGTAGAAATATTGAAGAGTCTGGCGGAGTAAGTGATCGGCTACGTCAAATTAACGCACCAGATTTATCGCCGCCAGAGCTTGTTGATGATGCTTCTGCAATTCAAGTTAGTCCTACAATACTAGAAGTATTTTTTAACAACACTTGCAATCTAGGATGTTTGTATTGTACTCCAGTATTAAGTTCGGTAATAAACGCAGAGAATCAAAAATTTGGTAGTTTTGAAAAAAACAATGTATCGTTAATATCAATTGACACACATTACAAAGACTTGTCGCCAAATTTTTGGTCTTGGTTTCCTACAGGATTTGTCAAACTCAAACGATTTGGAGTGTTAGGCGGTGAGCCGTTCTATCAAAAGGAGTTTGAAAAACTGCTAGATATGATAGAACAGCATCCTAACCCCAATTGCGAACTCAACATCATTACCAATCTCATGGTGTCAACGGATAGATTAAACATGTTTGTTGACAGACTCAAGCAATTGTTATTGACAAAAAAATTAAAAAGAGTGGACATTACCTGCAGTATAGATTGTTGGGGACCACAACAAGAATATGTAAGGTGGGGGCTTGATCTTGCTCAGTGGCAGAGCAACTTTGAAACACTAATCATGAACAAATGGCTCTACATCAGTATCAATCAGACTATCACTGCTCTCACCATCAAGACCATGCCTGAGTTGTTGATCAAATTAAAAAAGTGGAATACTATACGACCAGTGCATCATCACTTTAGTGGACCCGCACCAGGGCCAAGCTATTTCAATGCTGGTATATTAGGTGGCAATCAATTCAAACAAGACTTTGATCAAATATTGTCACTGATGCCACAAAGCACAGATGAGGACAAAATAACATATGACTATATGTTGGGCATAGCAAACAACATTATTGCCTCAGATATTGACCCACAAGAAATCTCTAAACTATTAACGTATCTTGATGAAAAAGATCGCAGGCGCAACACCAATTGGGAAGTGTTATTTCCTTGGCTAACTGAGTATAAAAAATATGTGGTATAGTAAAGTTACAGCAGACCTTGGTCTTCTTCCAGATTTTGTTGCATACTACGAACACGAACTGGATGCAGCCAAAAAAGACTGTCGCATTGGTGGTATAGTAGAAAAAAACATTACTGCACTACCAGGAATCACAGAACATCGTTTCAATCAACTGCAAGAAATTGAGGCAGTGCTTAACTTTCTCAACATACAATTACGCAAGATTCGACGCCGACATTTTCAAAAGTATCTCGAAGGATATGCAAGAGCGTTAACTAGTAGAGATGCTGAAAAATATGTAGACGGTGAGGACGAAGTTATTGATATGGAAACTCTCATTAATGAAGTTGCATTGCTTCGCAATAGGTGGCTGGGTATTATGAAAGGCCTGGATACCAAACAGTGGCAAATGGGTCATGTGGTCAGGCTAAGAACTGCAGGCATGGAAGACATACAGGTGTAAATATCTGTATGAAAATTGTACTTGTAACTGGCGGCTTTGACCCCATCCACTCTGGACACCTTGCCTACTTTCAGGCAGCAAAACAACTAGGAGATAAACTTATAGTTGGTCTCAACTCAGACGAATGGCTTACTCGTAAAAAAGGCAAGCCATTCATGCCCATGAGCGAAAGATTTGCATTGGTCAGTGCATTGAAGATTGTAGACGAAGTTGTTGTTTACAATGACAATGACGGGTCAAGTTGTGATGCTATCCAACTGTTAAAAACACATTATCCCAAAGATCAAATTGTGTTTGCCAACGGGGGTGATCGCACCAAGGACAATATTCCTGAAATGGTCATTGACGATGTGGAGTTTGTGTTTGGTGTTGGCGGCGAAAACAAAATGAATTCCAGTTCGTGGATACTGGAAGACTGGAAAAAACCCCGGACCACTCGTGCCTGGGGATTCTATCGTGTGTTACACGAAGTAGGTCCTAATACCAAACTCAAAGAACTCACAGTCGCCCCCAAGACCTGCTTGAGCATGCAACGACACGATCATCGTGCTGAGTTTTGGTTTGTAGCCGAAGGCAAAGCCGCTGTGTACACCCTAGACAATTCTAGTGATCACGATCTCGTTGGTCATTTTGGAGTACATGAGCATATCTGGATCAAACAGAATCAGTGGCACATGTTGTGTAACGAAACAGACCAGCCGCTTAAACTGATTGAAATTCAGTTTGGCGAGAACTGTGTGGAAGAAGACATCGAACGCCGATGAAAGCCATACCAGTTTATGTTGGGTACGACCCAAGAGAAGCTATTGCTTTTCACACCTGTGCCAACTCAATCATACGGCATGCATCAAAGCCAGTGGCTATTATTCCTGTGGCCTTAAACTTGTTTCGAGACTACGAAGAAACACACACAGATGGCAGCAATCATTTTATCTACACACGTTTTCTAGTACCACACCTGCAAGAATACACAGGCTGGGCCATTTTCATTGATGGCGATATGATTGTGCGTGATGATATCGTGAAGTTATGGGAACTGCAGAATCCGTATAACGATGTCATGGTGGTCAAACATGACTACAAAACCCGGATGCCTGTAAAATACCTAGGATCAAAAAATGAAGACTATCCTCGAAAAAATTGGAGTAGTGTTATTCTGTGGAATTGTAATTCTTTTCCTAACAGGCAACTTACTCCCCAGTTCGTCCAACACGCCACGGGCAGTGAGCTCCACCGCTTCTCGTGGTTAGAAGATTCTCGCATTGGAGAGCTACCACCAGAATGGAATTGGTTGCCTGATGAATATGGCGTTAATAAGGATGCCAAGTTACTGCATTATACTCTGGGCACACCTTGTTTCCAGGAGTTTGCCGACACACCACAAGGTGATGAATGGCACAGAGAGCGTATTCTAACTGAATACTGCTTGCAAAGGAACATATGACATTACCACTGGCAGTTGTTGAACGCTGTCCTATGGAGGAATACAAACTCCAGCACAACAA